TGACCCGTTTGTTGTTGACAACTGGCGATAACCGTAGTATAATAAGTTCATGACTAAACGTATAGGCTTTGCCTGCAAGTGGATCGACCGTCCCGATCAAGTAGATGGCATCAAATCCAAGGACGATTGTAAAAAATACAATACAGGATCTACCACTGTCGCTTGGTTAAATAGACAAAGCAAGGATGTGGCAGTAGAAAAGCTCTGGTCATTAATGGAGCAAAATATAGAATCATGCCGCCTACTTGTAGAACGAGTAGGAGGACTTGATGAAGATCTTAGAATGGTACGACTCAGCAGCGATATACTTCCTGTATACACTGAGCCTACTTGGGGCTGGTTTTGGCGGCAGTCCGATGTACGAAACTATTGCCAAAGAGAATTTGGAAAAGTGGGAGATCTGGCTCGCGAGAGGAACGTTAGGCTGTCTTTTCATCCCGGCCAGTTTACTGTGCTTGCAAGTGATAATCCAGATATTGTAAGCAGATCAATCGAAGAATTTGAATATCATGTGGACATGGCTCGTTGGATGGGCTACGGCAAAACATTCCAAGATTTCAAGATCAACGTCCACATCGCAGGTAGACTGGGACCAGATGGCATACGTCATGCGCTAGCTTGCATGACCCCCGAAGCTCGCAATACATTGACAATCGAAAACGACGAGATGACCTGGGGTTTAGACGACAGTCTTGAATTAGTCAACGACTGTGCATTGGTCTTAGACATACATCACCATCAAATACATTCAGGAGAATATATTGAAGCGAATGACGACCGTTTTAAAAAAATCGTTGACAGTTGGCGCGGTGTTCGCCCTGTGATACATTATAGTGTTTCACGGGAAGACTGTCTTGTTAATCATCCCCGAGACCAGCGTCCCGATCTACGGACGCTACTAGAATCAGGATACAAAAAAGCAAAACTCAGAGCACACTCAGACTTTTACTGGAATTCAGCAGTGAATGAATGGGCACTGAGTTTTAGAGAGTATGCAGATATCATGTGTGAAAGCAAGGCGAAAAATCTCGCCTCCTTCGCACTGTATGAAGAAGCTAAACGATTAGGCCTTTGATTTTGGCTTGCGACCACGAGCCGCTGTTTTTTCCACAGTTTCTTTGGCTTTGGTGGTTGCTTTTTTAACACCTGCTTTAGCTCTAGTAGCTGCTACCTTAACATCGGCGGCATCAACTTTGCCATCTTTGTTCACATCAGCAGCAGCTTGTACACCGCGAACTGCATTCTGAACAGCGGCTTTGACATCATCAGCGTCAACTTTACCGTCGTTGTTAACATCTAAACCCTTAGAGTTTCTATTAAAATAGATAAGGGCGCCAATGACAACTGCTACTGCGATTGCTAATAAGATTTCCATGTTTAAATCTCCTTGTAGGTTATTTAGTAGGGTAAATATTAATATGCTACATTTCATAAAAAGTTTACAAGAATCTGAAAAATCTCGTGAAATTTATCAAGATAAACTAAAATTTGGTAAAGATGAACTTCAGCCTGTAATGAGCGAAGATACTATCAAATATCACTACGACGGGCTTGCTGCCAAGTATTCTGAACGCTATAATGCAGGGGAGGGTGATCCTGATTTCAACTACGGCGGTGCCGTGTTACACAATATTTTCTTTGCGAACTTGACCCCGCCTAGGGCTGCTAACAAACCAGAAGGGCTCAGTAAATCTATTATTGATTCTAAGTATGGTAGTTTTGATAAGTTCAAAGAAGCCGTAGAAAAAGAGTTTATGGCTGCTCAAGGATCTAATTGGATCTATATGGATACTGCAGGAGATCTGCATACTATTCACAATCACGAATATAAAAAGACAATGAAAATTGCTCTGTTGATCGACGCCTGGGAACACGCTTGGGCATTAGACTATCAACAGGACAAAGCAAAGTACATAAATAATATATGGAGAATCATCAACTGGGAAGTTGTTGACATTCGTTTACAAGGAGCGTGACATGTTAGATACACTATTTTGGGTAGCAATAGGTGCATTTGTTGGTTGGAACTTTCCTCAACCTTTCTGGGCGAAAATGATACAGGATAAGATCCAATCAATGATCGCTAAAAAATCTTAAGGAGATTTAAATGGCTTATAGTGGTGCTGTTTTAGATCATTATGAAAATCCTCGAAACGTAGGCAGCTTCGATAAGAACGATCCTACTGTCGGAACAGGACTCGTAGGAGCACCGGCCTGCGGTGATGTCCTCAAACTACAGATCAAGGTCAACGAAAATGGTATTATTGAAGATGCTCGTTTTAAAACTTATGGTTGTGGCAGTGCGATCGCTAGTAGTTCGCTGGTTACTGAATGGGTTAAGGGCAAAACTCTGGACGAAGCTGCGTCAATTAAAAATACTGCGATCGCACAAGAATTAGCATTGCCACCAGTAAAAATCCATTGCTCTATCCTTGCAGAAGATTCGATTAAAGCAGCTATAGATGACTATCGTAAAAAACACGTTGTATGATTATAAATTGCGGTCCTGTTCATGATCTTAGAGAACTAAGGATAGGATTACCAGAAAGAAAATCTAAAATAGCAGTATTTGTCAGCGGCGGAATTGACAGCGCCATATTATATTACCTTCTCTGCTTAGAAAACAAACTTCACCAAAATATGCACGAAATAGTTCCTTTGACTGTCTACAGAAAAGAAGGATCAAAAAATTTTGCTAGATTGGTTATCTCACATGTTAATGCATCTTTAGAAAAAAGTTACACAGAACCATTAATAGTAGGAAATAATCAATTGCCTGAACCGGAACAGGTCAAATCTGGTGTTTGCGAAGCTGAAAAATTAGGATTTAATTTAGCATACACCGGATTAATACAACAGTTGCCTCAACATATGATAAACTGGCAACCTATCCCCTATTCGGAAACTGACTTTTTTAAAGCACCTTTTAAAAATTTAAATAAAAGTCACATCATAGATTTATGTGTTAAATTTAATCAAGAATCATTATTTTACCTAACACATAGTTGTTCTGCATCAGAAATATCACGATGCAATGACTGTAATGGATGCAATGAAAGAACATGGGGATTCGAACAGCTGAAACTTGTCGATCCAGGAAAAATATGATAACATTAACTAAATTAGCAGCTGAAAAAGTAAAAACTCATCTAGCACGCAGAGGAAAAGGTTTTGGTATTAAAATAGGAGTTAAAACCACGGGCTGTTCGGGTTTGGCTTATGTTCTCGAATATGTTGATGACCCGCTTAGAGACAATCTCAGTTTTGTCAGCGAAGAAGTACACATATTTGTAGACCCAAAAGCTTTGCCTTACATCAATGGCATGACCATGGATTGGATCAAACAAGGGCTTAATGAAGGATTTGATTTCGTAAATCCTAACGAGCGGGATCGCTGCGGTTGCGGAGAAAGTTTTAGAATTTAGAAACCGGTAATTCTACGCTGGCCGGCATATCCCATATTTTTTTCTGTTCAACACCTTTGCGCTGAGCGAATCTTTTGCTGTCACAATCTGAACAACAATGAAAATAATTGTTGCTTAACCTTTTACGATCCATCTTTCTAACATCTCTCCGAAAAATAGAATCGCAGTTGTCACATCGGAAAATAGCAATGGTTTTTTCTCGATAATAACTGTGTTCTATACCATTCTTGCTGATTCTTTTATATTCTGTGGTCGCTCTTTGGGATTTTAAAAACATATACGTATTTACATTTGGCTTTTAAAATTTTGGGCTAAATATCAAATAACATGTATTTTCTAGGATAAACCATGGCAAGAAAGCTTATTGATATAGGTACGGTCGGTAATGACGGTACCGGTGATAGTATCCGAGATTCATTCCGCAAAGTCAACGACAACTTCAGAGAATTGTATAGTTCTCTGGGACTCGGAGAGAATCTGTTGTTTATCGAAATGGACGATACTCCCCTTTCGTATATAGGTCAAAATGATCAACAAACAGGTTCGACACCGATTTTAACCATAAACGAAACAGAATCTGGGCTGTCTTTCAAACATCTTAGACCAGGACTAGGAGTTTCTTTAGATTTTACTGATCCAAGCCAGATCACTATCAATTCAGAATTTAGTGAAATATCAGCAGATCCGAGTCCGCAACTAGGCGGTGATCTCAGTGCTAGAAGTGGTGGAAATCAATATAGGGTTTTTGATCTAGGAACAGACAATAATCCATTAAATCCAATCTTTAAGCACGAAGCTGTTAACAAAAACTATGCAGATACTAAACTATCATTGGCAGGAACCGAAGCTATAGATCCTGCCATACAAGGTACAAATACTTCTTTTGGCTTCATGACGGGTCCACTAATATTGGCTAGAGATCCAGAGCCAGATGACGACGAAGTATATGATGGAAGGATCGCAGCTACTAAAAGATATGTTGATGGGGCGGGATTCAGCAGCAGAGTCAACCTGTATGTGGCAACTTCTGGTCAAGACGATAGGGTCGGAGTCACCAAGGCTGTGCAAGGGAGAGCTCTTTCATATGCGTATCGTTCTCTAGAAGCTGCGTTAAAACGAGCAGAAGAATTAATCAACGAATCGAGAAAAGAAATTGGTCCATACAAGAAGGTCTTGACCTACGATGGCGGAACTAAATTTTCTACACTCGAAGGAATAACAGTAGCTCCTTCATCTGGTAGTGGATTCAGCGGTCAGGTTATCATGAGCGTCGATACTCTCACGATAAATTCTCCCGGATCAAACTATTCTGTGGGAGATCTCGTTAGTCTGTTTGGCGGAACTTCTACGCAGACCGCTACCATCGAGGTGCTGTCCGTTGGAGCGTTACCTGGAACTTCACGAGGTCCAATACTAACCTTCAGGATTAGATCGGCTGGTGTTTACACTGTGCTTCCAGGATCTACAAATGTCAGCACAACATCAAACAGTGAGTTCGGAGCGAGTGCGACGTTTAATGTGACTTACAAGGTGAACAGTGCCTTGGTTCTACCTGGTGGCCGTGGATCGGGTTATGGGCTAGTGTCATTGAGGATCGACGGAGGAGGAG